TGTAAATGCATGGATATGTGGTAATAATATTTTAAGATTAGTAGAAAATCCATTCACTCCAAAAAGAATACCTTATTTAGTTTGTCCATATGAAGTTAATCCTTATCAATTTTTTGGTGTAGGTATTGCAGAGAATATGGAAGACTCACAACAAATTATGAATGGTCATGCTAGAATGGCTATTGATAATTTGGCATTAGCAGGTAATTTAGTTTTTGATGTTGATGAAACGATGTTAGTACCTGGTCAGGATATGAAAGTATTTCCTGGTAAAATATTTAGAAGACAAAGTGGACAAACAGGTCAAGCTGTTCATGGATTAAAATTTCCTAACACTGCTGTAGAAAACTTACAAATGTTTGATAAGTTTAGACAACTAGCAGATGAATCAACAGGTATACCATCATACTCACATGGTGCTACAGGTATTCAATCAACAACACGAACTGCTTCAGGTATGTCTATGTTGATGGGTGCAGCAGCATTAAGTATTAAAACAGTTATAAAAAATATTGATGACTACCTATTAAAACCCCTTGGTGAAGCATTCTATCATTGGAACATGCAGTTCAATGAAGATGCTCCAGAGATTAAAGGAGATTTAGAAGTTAAAGCAGAAGGTACTTCTTCATTAATGCAGAAAGAAGTTAGATCACAAAGATTAATTACATTCATGCAAACTGCTTCTAATCCTTCTCTTGCACCTTTTGTTAAATGGCACACATGTCTTAAAGAGATTGCTAAATCATTGGATATTGATCCAGAACAACTTATCAATGATCCAGACAAAGCAGCAATATTCGCAAACATAATGGGGATGGTAAATGGAAATCAAGCTAATAGAGCCTCTACTGGAGGACAAGGTCAAATGGGACAGGCTGGACAAGTACCTGTCGGAGCTTCAGCAACAGATGTATCAGGAGCTGGAGGTGGCAACATCGGAACAGGCAATGTACCGATGCCAGGGGAAACTGGCTTTAGTGCGTCAGCTACGGAACCTACAGGAAGCACACAAACGTAATAAGGAATATTAAATGGCATACACACTCAAACAAGGAGCAGACGGTTTATATAGTTTAGATACACAGGATACGTTTAAAACAACGCCTGTGCAAACTTTTGATACATCTGCGTTTGAGGCTTATACACCAACACAGAAAACAGAATTAGTTGGTGGAACTGATTTAGCAGAACAAACTAAAAAAGTTATGCGTGAAATGCCAGGTCAAATTCAAACTGTAACTGACCCAGAAACAGGTGAAGTTAAAACAGTTCAAAAAGGTGCTGGTCAAGTTGAAGTAGAAGAAAAACCTATTACAAGTTTAACAACAGCAACAGGTGCTGCGGTTACTCCAGAAACACCATTAGAAAAAGCTGCAAGAATATCTCAAATGTTTCCTGCACAAACACAAGGTGGAATTGATCCAGATCAATACTTAAATAGAATACAAGATATACAAAAACAACAACAAAAAGCACAGCTAACTAATACATTAGTTCAAGGTGGATTAGATATTGGAATGACTTACTTGCGAGGTAAGCTAGGTGGATTCTCAACTGGAGGTATTGTACAAACTCCATTATCAGGTGGTGCATTTCCAGGTACTAGTTTTATGGGTGCTGGCGGTGCTGGTTCTAGTTTAATGGGAGCAGGCGTTGCTGGTGGTGTAGGTTATGGATTAGGTAAATTAATTGGTGCTAAAGAATCTGAATCAAAAGGAATGGGTGCTGGTGCAGCAATTGGATACGCTGTAGGTGGACCTATTGGTGGTGTTATTGGTGGAGCACTAGGCGGTGTGTTTGGATGTTTCTTACCTGATACTAAAATTACTATGGCTGATGGCTCAGAAAAAGAAATTATTAATATTGATTTAAAAGATAACATTGCAATAGGTGGTGGTGTATTTGCTTTAGGTAAATTTTTAATTACAAACTTATACGACTACAAAGGAATTAAAGTTTCTGGAAGCCATATGGTTAATGAAGATAATCAATGGTTAAGAGTTGAAGATAGTCAATATGCAAAATCACTAGGTAATGATGAGCATGTTGTTTATACACTAGGTACACAAAATAGAAGAATATTAATTAATGATATTTTATTTACAGACTACTTTGAAGTTGATGAACAACTAGAATTAGTTTCTCAAGGCAACAAATATTTTAACTCTTGGAAAACACATTCTAACGAACTTCAGAATAAGAATGTAGATATTATGAATGCAAGCTAGACTTTGGAATTTAGATAAAGACTATAATTATTTAGTCAAATGGTGGAATCAATATGAGTTTGGAGTAGTTCCAAAAAAATGTTTACCACCACAAGGTATAATAGTTGAAGTAGATAATCAACCTATTTGTGCTGGTGGTTTATACAGATGTGTAGATTCTAACTTTGGTGTAATGGAGTGGATAGTTGCAGACAAAGAAGCTAATTTAAAAGTAACACATAAAGCTTTAAACTTATGTATTCAGGAAATTATAAAATTAGCTAAAGAGTATAATATTGAATTGATATATTCAATGACTGCAGAACAAGCATTACATAAACGATATACTAAATATCATGGATTTGAATTAGTAGAAAATAATGTAAAAACTTTTTTAAAAGACTTGACAAATTCGTATAAAGAGTTAGAATGGATATCAGATGATATTCAATTTGAAAAACAAAAAAATAGGAATATATAATGGCAATAGGACCAGGAGAAAAAGTAACGACTACAGGAATGATGGATGTTAGACCAACAACTCCTCAAGCACCAGATTTAAGTGCTTTAGGACAAGGAGGTCAACCTACTCCACAACCTAAAGCTGCACCTATGCCTGCACCAAAAACTGGTGATGATTTAAGAAGTCAATTTCCAGAAGCATCTGATTTGGAAATACAATTTGCTGAAAGGGCAAAATCATTAACGGATGAAGATATGGCAACATTACAATCTGTCTTATCTCCATCTGTTAGAACTGCACTAGGTAAAATTATACCAGAGTTCAAAGAAGTTATGGACGCTTATGGTAGCAATGAACCTAATGTTGTTATACCTTTATCTATGGCAAGTAACTTTGCTATGATAAAATATGGTGGTGCATCAGTTGAAGAAGCTATACAAAACTTTACATCTGATTTACTTGCATCATCTGAACAACAAGTTCAACCGATGGAACAACAAACAACTGTGCCACCTAGTCAACCTATGGCTCAACAACCACAAGGTTTAATGGCTAGCCCACAAAATATGGAACAAGTATAAGAGCTACCCTTATCCATAAGGCACTCAACCCAAGAGGTAAAAATAATGGAAGAAGAAAACAACGTTCAGGAAACTGAACAAGAGCTTGAAGCGACTGAAGAAAAACAAGAAGTAAAAAAGGAAGTTAAGATTCCAAATCAAAATCCTTATCACAAAGATTATGGTGATGATGATGATGAGACTAAAGCTTTTCTTTCTGGTAAACTTTCTAAATATCATCAGGAGCAGAGAGACAATAAGGCAAACGCAGCAACCGAACAGAAGGACACCGATGCGTCTGAAGAAACTGCAGACTCAACAGACACCAAGGCTACTCCTATCGCTGAACGCCCTGTAACTGCTGAAGATAAAGTCTTTAAGAAACGTTATGACGATCTTAAAAGACATTACGATTCTACGATTCAAAAACACAAGGACGAACTTCGTTCTTTACGAACTCAATTAGAATCAAGTACTAAACAATTTGTTCCTCCTAAATCTAAAGATGAATTAGATAATTGGAGAAAAGAATATCCTGATGTTTATGAGATGATTGAAACCATCGCTATGAACAAGGCAGATTCTAGAGCAAAAGAAGTTGAAGAAAAATATCAATTTCTACAATCTCAACAAGAACAGATTGCAAAGGAGAAAGCTGAAGTAGAACTTTTAAAACTACATCCAGACTTTAATGATATTCGTCAGAAAGAGGAATTTCATGAATGGGCTGCAAAGCAAGATCCTGTTATACAAAGTTGGTTGTATGAGAATACATCTAATGCGTCATTAGCTGCTAGAGCCATTGATCTATATAAAATGGATGCTGGTGTTAGTAAGCTAAACAAACAGGAAAAAGCTGATGTAAAAAAAGAAGCTGCTAAAGCAATCACCAAAACTAAAAAGAGTACTGATTCTGATATGCCAAAGAAAAAAATTTGGACTATCGGTGAGATTTCTAAATTGAAACCTCATGAATATGAGAAGTACGAGAAGGAAATAGACCTAGCACGTTTAGAAGGTAGAATCCAACAATAACCTTAAACTAAACAATACCAAATAGGAGGATATATATTATGGCTTTTGGTAGTGCTGGTGGATACGGAAATTTACCTTCAGGTAATTTCACTCCACAAATTTTTAGCCAAAAGGTTCAAAAATTCTTCAGAAGAGCATCAGTGGTAGAAGATGTAACTAACACTGACTATGCTGGAGAAATTGAAAACTTTGGTGATACTGTTAAAATAATAAAAGAACCTACAATCACTGTACAAGATTATGCGAGAGGTACAGCTGTTTCTACTCAAGATTTAGCTGACGATCAAATTACTCTTGTAGTTGATCAAGGTTCTTACTTTGCATTCAAAGTAGATGACATTGAAGAAAGACAATCTCATGTAAACTTTGAATCACTTGCAACTTCTTCAGGTGCATACTCATTAAAGAAGAACTATGACTACAATGTATTAAAATACATTTATGACAACGCTGCAACTTCAGCTGGTAATACTGGAACAGATGGTTCACCAATCGATGGTGATGATGCTGTTGACACATTAGCAGATGTTGTATCAGCTGCAAAGACAGTTCTTGATGGTAATGACGTACCAGAAGAAAATAGATGGTTAGTTGCACCGCCTGCATTCTTTCAACAATTAAGAAAAGCAGGTGCTAAACTATCAGACCAGTCAATTTTGAATGATGGTGCTGTATCACAAATCAGAAATGGTAAAGTCACTGACAGACCATTATTTGGTTTCAATATGTACATGACCAATTCAATTGCTGTGTCTAGTGGAAGTGCTTCTGCAAAAACATTTGGTTCATCTGGAGCAAATGAATATGCGTTCTTATATGGACACATGTCTGCAGTTGCAACTGCTAACCACATTGCTAAAACAGAATTAATCAGAGACCCTGATTCATTCGCAGATATCGTTAGAGGACTACACGTATTCGGAAGAAAAATCTTAAGAGACGATGCAGTTTACTCTGGCGTTATAACAATCGGTTAATAATAGAGGAGGACAAAAACAATGACTGCTTATAATAGTTCAAACAGTAATAGAATCCTTAAAGCTTCAAGCGATAAGGTTCGAATTATGTCAGAAGTTGTAGATTTCTCTTCTACAACTAATGCCATTGCTGACACTTTTGACGTGATTGGTATCCCAGCAAATACTTTAGTACTTGCTGCTGGATTAGACGTTATTAGTGCTGGTACTGGTTCTGGTACAATTGCTGTAGGAGACAGTGCAAATGGAGCATATTACTCTGCTGCTGCTGCACCTACATCTGCAGGACAAGCAACAATCACAGATGATTCTAAAGTCTACTCATCAGGAGATGACATTAGATTAACGATTGCTACTGCTGCAGTAAATGCAAAAGTAAGAGTATGGGCTGCTATGATTTCACTTGATCAAGGTGGAAACGCTGCAGACACTGATACTCAATCAGTAACTTTTAGTTAATAAATAAAATTCTTGGGGGGATTAAGTTCCCCCCTTGAGTACTTGGAATGCCAAATGGGTTCCATTTTATAACTCGCTTAACAAGGAGATAAAAAATGACATTAAATATGTTACCTTTATTCAATTCATTAACAGTAGGATTTGACTCTATGTTTGATGAATTATCAAAATTACCAACTTCAACTTTTCCTCCATATAATATTGAGAAAGTAGAAGAAGGAAAATATAAAATTACTTTCGCAGTTGCAGGTTTCAACAAACAAGACGTTGATATATCTTGCAAAGAAAATACTTTGAAAGTGTCAGGCAAAATTGAAATGCCAAAGAACGCTGACTACTTATACAAAGGTATTGCTGAAAGAGCATTCAATCAGTCTTTCAAATTAGCTGATTACACAACTGTAGTTGGTGCTGAAATGAAAGATGGTTTACTTCATGTAGAATTAGAACAAGATCTACCTGAAAGTAAAAAAGAAAAGAAAGTAGATATAAAATAAATTAAACAAAGGGAATCCCATCAACCATGGCAACTACCTATTTAACATTAGTTAATAGGACTCTTCGTGAGTTAAATGAAACAGAATTAACTTCAGCAACTTTCTCTAGCAGTAGAGGAGTTCAAACTGCAGTTAAAGATTTTGTAAATAAATCTATTCATGACATTTATAACGAAGCAGGTGAACTTCCTATTCTCTACACAGAAACTTCACAACAAACTTATGTTGGACAACAGGAATATGCTTTACCTGCAAATATGCGTAAGGTTGATTGGGATTCTTTTATTATTAGTTCTGGTGAATTATTAACTAATCCTGAATTTACTTCTGATATTAGTAACTGGACAACTTTATCTGGTTCTCCTAGTTATTCTTCTAATGGTAATGGAAGAATCTTATTAAATGATTCTGCTGTATATCAAGCTGTTACTACAGTTAAAAATAGACAATACAGAATACAAGTTAGATTAGTTGATACTTCATCATCAGGTTCTAGTTTAAAAATACAAGTAGGTACATCTGCTGGTGATACTACAAATTTAAATACAACTGTATCTGTAACAAATACAGGTGAAGGAAATATTTTAGATACAACATTTACAGCTACAAGTTCTACAACTTATATTACTATTGATAATGATTCAACAGATAATTTAGAAGTAGATTATGTTAGAGTAAGAGATAATACTTTAGTTCCAACTAAATTAAATTTTATTACTTATGATGCATTTTTACAAAACAGAAAACCAACTGATGATAGAGCAGGGGATGATGCTTTTGATAAGCCTATCTCTGTATATAGAAAACCAGATTATGGGTATTTTGGTTTAACCCCAATACCTGATAGAAGTGATTATGTAATTAAGTATGGATATTATATTACACACACTGATCTTTCTGCCTATGATGATGCTATTAGTTTACCTGATCGTTTTGCACCACTTATCATAGATAGATGTAAATATTATACTTATATGTTAAGATCAGATCCACAACATGCACAATTAGCAGAAAGAGATTATGCTAGAAAATTAAAACTACTACAAGTTGATTATGCTTCTCCTCAAGATTATATGAGAGATGACAGAGTATTATCTGGTAGTATCAACGTACAATTTATATAGGAGAAACACATGCCAGAAAGAGACATGAATAAAAAAGTTCAAGATAACTTAGATTATAAATTTGAAAAAGAAGATAAGCAAAGGATGGCTATTATTAATAACCCTAATCTTGATGCTTATGAAAAAAGAATGTTATTACAAGGAATCAATCCTTACGCAGAAGGAATGCCTACAATAACTAAAGAAGGTGAAAATATAATCATTAAAGAAAATCCTGAAGTAGAAAAAAAGATAATGTCAGGTGAGTAATGACTAATGCCAACAGCAGATTTAATTTCACCATTTGTTGTTAGCTGTGCTGGAGGATTAACTCTTAACAAAGATGTATTCTCTATGCAACCTGGTGAGGCTTTACAGTTACAAAACTTTGAGCCTGACATTGAAGGTGGATACAGAAGAGTTCAAGGTAATACAAAGTATAATACTAATATAGTACCTCAAGTTGTATCTGCAAATGAGAAAGTCGTTATGTCAGCTATATTTAATGGTCAAGTATATGCTGCACGAGGTGGTAGTATTCAAAGAGGAGCTTCAACGGGATCATGGACTTCTGTTACTACAGGTTTAACTACACCTACGGTTAATTATAATTTTAGAATAGTTAATTTTAATGGTACTGAAAAATTAATCGTATGTACAACTGTAGATCAATACGCATTAAGTATAGATACATCTAATAGTGTAACTACATTTAATGGCACAAATGCACCTCAGTATCCTAAATATGTAGAGGTATTTAGAGATCATGTATTTTATGCAGGTATGACTTCAAATCCAGAAGAAGTTGTATTTTCTGAACCATTTAATGAAGATGGATTTTTAACTGCAAATGGTGCTGGTAGTTTTAGAGTTGATACTGAAATTGTAGGATTAAAAGTATTTAGGGATGTTTTATATATTTTTGGTAAAGATAAAATATTTAAACTTGCAGGTTCAGCTAAATCAGATTTTGTAGTACAACCTGTAACAAGACAGATTGGTTGTTTAGATGGTGGTTCTATTCAGGAATTAGGTGGAGATATTATCTTTCTTGCACCAGATGGATTAAGAACAGTTGCTGGTACAGATAAAATTGGTGACGTTGAATTAGGCTCAATCTCTAGACAAATACAAGCAAGAATTGATGAAATAACTTTTGATAGAATTAGTTCGTTAGTTATTAGAAGTAAATCACAATACAGAATTTTTTATCCAGACGATGATGGAACAGAAGCTGGTTCAAAAGGAATTATAGCTGTATTAAAAACTAATTCTAATACTGGATCATTAGGATTTGAATATGCAGATATTGTTGGATTTAAACCATCATGTACAGATTCAGAATACAATGGTACAGATGAATTAATAGTTTATGGTGGTTATGATGGTTTTGTATATAAATTTGAAAGTGGTAATGTAATTACAAGAGCAGCATCTACTGAAAATATTGTAGCTTTCTATAGATCTCCAGATATGGTTATGCGTGATCCAGGTATTAGAAAGTATATGCAAAGAGTTAACTTAAACTACGAAGGTGAAGGTAGAGATGTTAATGCTCAATTATCAGTTAAATATGACTACGGTGATACTAATACACCACAACCACAAAAAATAAATATTACTGCAGCTGGTGGAGTTTCTTTATATGGATCAGCTATTTATGGAACTGGAGTTTATGACGCAACAGGTATTCCATTAGTTAGACAATCAGTAGAAGGTTCAGGATTTGCAGTAGCTTTAAAAATAGATGATAACCAAGGTGCAGATATAATATCTATTAAAGGTTTTCAACTAGAATTTACCCCAGGAGGAAGAAGATAACATGGCAGGATATTCAGCTAGACAAAGTACTTATACGTCAGGTGATACTATTTTAGCGGCTCATACTAATGATGAGTTCAATACTGTACTTGCTGCTTTTGATGCAGCTACAGGTCACAAACACGATGGTACTGCAGGAGAAGGTGCATATGTACCTTTAATTGCAGATTCTGATGCTAATAATAAAATTGTATCTGATACAGCTAATAATAGATTTGGAGTATTTGTTGAAGTTACAGGATCTCCTGTTGAACAAATAAGATTTCAAGACGGTGCTATTGTACCTGTTAATGATAATGATATTGATTTAGGTACAGGTTCTTTAGAATTTAAAGATGCATACTTTGATGGTACAGTTACCGTTGATGCTATTGCTTTTCCAACAACTACAGTTACAGATATATTAGATGAAGATACATTGTCTTCTGACAGTGATACAGCATTAGCTACTCAACAATCTATTAAAGCATATGTTGATTCACAAGTTGGGGCAATTGATACTTTAGCAGAAGTATTAGCTAATGGAAACAATACAGGTGGAACTAATATTAATGTAGATGATGATGATAAAATACGTGTTGGTGCTAATCCTGATTTAGAAATTTACCATGATAGTACATCTAATCAAAGTAGAATATATGCAGCGGGTATAGGCGACTTACGTATCGGTGCTGCAAATCTAAGACTTTCTTCTATTCTTGGTACAGAAACATACCTACATGGTACAGCCAATGGTGCTGTAACAGTTTATTATGATAACTCTATAAAACTTGCAACAACAAATACAGGTATTGATGTAACAGGTACAGTTGAATTTGATTCATTATCTGATGGTACAACTACCATTACGGGATTTGTAGATGAAGATAATATGTCTTCTAATAGTGCGTCACTAATACCAACTCAACAATCTGTAAAAGCATACGTTGATTCTAGTGTAGCAAGTTCAGATACATTAGCTGAATTAAATGATACAAATATTTCATCACCAGCTTCTGGTCACATATTAGTTTATGATGGAACTGATAGTTTTGATAATGTAGCAGTATCTGGGGATATTACTTTAGCTTCGGATGGTACAGTTGCTATCGCTTCAGGTGCAGTTGTAAATGCTGATATTAATGCTTCTGCTGCTATTGCATACTCTAAATTAGATTTAACAGGTAATATTTTAAATGCAGACATCAATGCTTCAGCTGCTATTGATGCTACAAAGATTCATGATGGTACGGTTTCAAATACAGAGTTTGGATATCTGAATGGTCTTACTGGTGCTATTCAAGGTCAGATAGATGGTAAACAAGATTCAGATGCAGAACTAACAGCTATTGCTGGATTAACTTCAGCTGCTGATAAAGGTATTCAATTTACTGGTTCAGGTACAGCTGCAACTTATGATTTAACAGCTGCAGGTAAAGCATTATTAGATGATGCTGATGCTTCAGCACAAAGAACAACTTTAGGATTAGGTACATCAGCTACATTTGATGTAGGAACAGGTGCAAATAACATTGTACAATTAGATGGATCAGGTCAATTACCTGCTGTAGATGGAAGTCAATTAACTGGATTATCATATGCTAGTAATGGTTTTGCTGTAGCTATGGCAATTGCACTTTAACCTATTGACTTTTTTACGAACAACGATATAATATAATATAAGGAGAATAAATAAATGGCACAGGATTTTGAATCAACTGGATCACAGATAACAAATTCTGAAACTACTTTATTAACTGCAGATTCTGATGATGCTATTATTGGTTTAAGATTAACTAATATTACAGCAGCTACAGTAACTACAGATGTATACATTGATAAAGGTGGTTTAGGAACTGATAGATACATTGCTAAAGATTTAAGTATTCCACCAGCAAGTTCAGTAGAACTTATTCAAGGTGGTGCTAAAGTTGTTATGCAATCTGGAGATGTACTCTATGGGTTATCAAGTGCAGCAACAAGTGTTGATGTGTGGTTAAGTAGAGTTGATAGTATTAGTACATAGGAGATAATATGGCAGAAGTAAATGGAACAATATATGTAGGTGATAAACCTGCAACTGAAGATATATATCACCATGCTGCAACCATGGATCAAAATATGACTGTTGAATCTGCAGTACTTGCAGGTCCAGTTACATTTACTAATACAGTAACCGTAACAGGAACATTGGTAATAGTATAATGAGTAAAATAGAAGTCGACCAGGTCGATCCACAATCGGGCACAACGTTAACACTAGGAACTTCTGGTGATACTGTTGTTGTACCTTCAGGTGTAACTTTAGATGGAAGTAATGCAACCTTAACAGGTTTTAGTTATACTCTATCTTATACTAAAGGTACGTTTACTGGAGA